TATGCGTTAGAGCGACTAATAGAATCAACGTAACGAGAGACTAGTGGATCAATGTACTCAGGCTTCGCTTCTTCTGTGACTTCTTCCTGTAGAAGATCAGTTTCGTCTTCAGCTACAGGTGCTGACTCAGTAAAGTAGTTAGCTTTAATAGCTTCCACTTTAGTTACGTACTCATCAATTGATTCATGAGAAACGCCTTCTGAGAGAACACGTAGTTTTTCAACTTGAGTGTCAGTTAAGTCCTCAGAAATAGTTTTGAATGCGATTTCGAGATCAGCAGTTTCTTTTGCTTGTCGAACTTCAATGACTTCTTCAACAAGATCGTTATACCTAGAAGAAGACTCTGCGAGTTTTTCTTCAAGTTCTGAAACGACATCTCTTTCCTCGTCATCGATATCCAAGTTATGCTCAGTTACTAAACCCTTTATGCCGTCTAGCAGAGATTCTGCGACTTCGACTTTAATGTTGCTTTCGATCTCAACAGCATTGTCTTCCATCCAGCTTTCTACTACGTACTCTAGGTACTGATCAACTTTCTCTACCAAATCTTCTACAGTAGCATCAACTTGCTCTTGTAGCTCGCTTTCAAATTCTTCTTGCAATTCAGCTTTAACGGCTGTAATTTTTTCTTGGACTGCTGCTTCAAAAATAGCAACTGTCTTAGTTTTGAATTCTTCAGAAAGATCGCTTCCTTCAAACATACGGGCTATAGACTCTTGCATCTCAGCATCGTCTTCAGCATCGTCTTCTTTCTTCTTCTTCTTTTTATCAACAGGCTCAACAGGCTCTGATGTCTCATCTGAATCATCAGACTCTACAATAGACTCCTCTTCGTCTAAGATAAGATCATTTTCTTCTAGTTCTACACTCATATTGTTTCTCCTTTAATTGTAGAATTGATTTTAGGTCGTTCTTTTATTTATAAAAATCATGTGTCTGACAATGAACTTACAAATTTTTCAAAAAGAGCTGCTGCTTTAATTTCTAATTCTCTAGAGGAAGCTCTTGATGAACTCCTAGTCGAAACTTTAACAATCTCTTTAATCTCTTCTTCGATTTCGTCCAAAACGTTAGCTGCTGTCCAAGAAGATGCTGCAACATCATATATCCAATCAACACCTTCCATAACGCCTTTTACAAAAGCATCGGGAGCAGAAGGATCAGCTACAATATCACCTGCTGTTGCCAGCATAAAATCGCTCTGAACTTCCATGATGCCCTTACTGTTCTTCTTAATTGATCCCATGCCACGAGAAGATATACCAACTAATCCACCTTCATCGATTATGTTTTTAACTATCTTGCCCATAGGAGTTTCCATGATCTTCGCTCTGCCCACAATATTAGAGCCTTCTCTTTTTAACTCTGTAAAGATGTGAGAGGCGCGATCTAGATTGATTGTAGGCCCTTCAGGATGACCAAGCTCTCCATAAGCCCTCTTCTTATCTACGAAAGCTTCATTATAGCGATTCATCTCGTTCTCTAGAATGGAAACGGGATACACTCGACCATTCCTATTCTTGATATCGCCCTGCATTATGATACCTTCAATGAAGTATTTTTTAGGTGCGCCATCTTCAGCTTCTTCAGTGATGTAATGCACGTCTTCTGACAATTCTTTAATTAATAGTGTCATCTTATTTAGTCGCCTGATAAGCAAATGCGACAAATTCAGCAAACTTCTTTTTGTCGTTAAGCATTTGACCGACTTTCTTTTGGTTCTCTTTGCCGAGTTTTTCATACACTTGCAGTAATAGAGATGCTGTGGTTAAATCAACTTTCTGCTTTTTACCGTTAGAGAATACAACATCTTTGTACTGCTTTCTCTTTACAATATCTCTAATATCATCAATGACTTCTTCAGATATCTCTTGATCGGTGTCTTCATAGACCTCTGCGGTTTCATCGTTTTCGTAGTCACGAGTACGCAGCTTCTTCTTTTTGGCACCACGAATCTCTCCTTTAAATTGATCTTCAGGAGACTTTGCAGGGTAATCTTTTTTATCAACCACGTGCTTATCCGCGAATCTTTTTTCGCCAGGACGTTGAGAAGGATTAATTCTGTCGACCGTCTCTGCTAATAGCATATCTTTAAAGCTTTGCATTTAAACCTCTACTCTTCGTCTATTTCAATTTCTGGCTCAGAGTCATCCTCGACTCCAAACATATTATTGTACTTGGTCTCCACGGCAGAAATCTGTCTGTCTGACATAATATCGTTAAAATGGGCTTCGAATCCCTCTGCATCTTTCTCAACAGCGGTTCTTATTAAATCTCTAATGCTCATTAATTTCTCCTATATTCTATTTATATTTTAAAATATTGTAACGAATCAATCGTCCGTATCATCGTCATCAATTGGATCTTCCTTTTCCTCGATGTCAATTTCTTCCTTCATCTTATCAATCTCATCTTCACTCATGAAAAGAACGTTTTTACGTATCCAACCGGAGGAATAGTATTTGCCTGTATACTCATCAATGTCTCTGAGTATACCTATTCTCTCTCTCAAAATCTCACTTGTCTTCAATTCTTCAAAGTAATTATCACTCATAAAGTCGTATCTAATACCAGACTGTATGTTTTGCCAATCTTCAGGAGATATGATTCCTTTTAGTATCAGTTGTTTTTCTAGTAACTTGTCGAAAATCGTAGAAAATCTTGCACGTAATCTATTTATGAACTTACTAAACTTAATCTCATCTCTTGATATTTCACTTGCCCTACCTAGAGCAAACCCTGTCTCCGATTCCATTCTAGATATGGGTACATTTAGAGCCTTAAAGAGTCTCTTTTGAAAGTATATTACATCGTCAAGTTCGCCCAAGTTCTGTCCACCCGGCAATGTAGTAATTTCAGTTCCTCTTCCGCCTTCTCTTCGTGGTAGCCAAAAATCATCTGTCATAGAAAGATGTCTTCGGTCATCCTTAACATCACCAGTGGTCATATCATAAACAAGGCGATTCTTATGCTTAGTCATCATGTCTCGTAGATACTGCTCTGCTTTCATTTTTGGCAGATTACCTACATCGATATAGAAAATGCGTCTCTCTGGTGCTCTAGAAATTCTGTATATTACCACAGCATCTTCTAGCATTCTCAACTGGTTAAGAGGCTTATATGCTTTATGCATATGAGATAATACTAAGCTACTGGACTCGTTAAGTAGACCTGAGTTAGAGTTTACTATAGAATCTTTAGCGATCTTTAGTCCCGATAATCCACTTTGAGTTCCATCATTGCTAAAACTTGATTGATTTCCTGATATGTTATTGAAACCCTTTTCGCTGTAAACATAGTATTCGTTTTTTATTTTGTTAGTAGGAGCGACATTAGTGCCTGATCCTATCTTGCCTTTCTCATATTCTCGCACTTTTCTAATCTTACGAGGATCAATATAGCGTAGTTCTTGAATACCTTTGCGGGGCGATTTAATGTCAATCATCACATGATAGTTGATTCTTCCATCAACGTACCACTTCTGAAATATCTCATACCCACTACTGGAAAAATCTAATAGTGCTAGAATTGTATCAAACTCTTCTCTGATTTTTTTCTTAATATTATCAGCCAAATCTAAGTCATCAGTAACACACTCGACAACTTTATTGTCACTGGAGATACTAATAGCCTCATTTACTATATCATCTACAGCTTGAGATACTTCAGGCTGCTGAAGCATCGTTCTGTATTTGTGGACAAGTTCGGCTTCGGACTTAGCTGTACCGTCCATATCCAGATACGTACTTGCACCAGTGCCCGTTGCTGCAATGTTAATCGCACCGTCATCGGTTTCAGGAGTGACGAACGAGGGTATATTATCGTTTTCCGCGACTCGTCTTTTTATTTCAAATCCAAATACTGTAGCCATCGTTTATCCTTTATTAAAGGGAGAGCAGAACTCTCCCCTAATTTAGTTTTTCAATTAGTTATTGGTGCCGCCATCACCTGTGCTACCACCGTCAACATTCCACCAATCGTAGTTGAATGTAACATCAAAGCGTTCGACATCATCTACTGTAGACCAATCTAGAGGAATACTGGCTATAGATGAGGGGAATATACCATTAAAGTTATAAACGCGAAGTGGAATTCCAGTTTTTGAATACTGGGTCACTGTTGCTTGAGACTTATACTCAGATGATGCTGCGGAACCCAAAGTTCTAAGGTTGCCTTCATGTGAGTTGATAGAGGACATCCAATCTTCCATTGCATTTCGAATGAGGAAATCTTCATCATTTATAATGGTAACTGTCCAAGGCTCGAAAGTTCTATCTCCAGCGATTTTTATTTTACGACCGAAATACGGAACTTCGATTGTGCCCAAAGTACTCTCTGGGATTATTGCAGTCTGTACCATAAAAGGTGTTTTGAGATCGCCTATTGCATTTACAGGGTTAGTAATCTGTACTTGAAATAGCGATGCTCTAGCACCTCCGAAGGTCAACTGGCTTTTAATTTCATTGATGTTGAAAGCCATTATTCATTTCTCCTTTGAATTAGTATTTATTAAAAATTGCCTACGACTTCACTGAACTCTACGCCCGATCTTACCGCAACGAAATTAAGCTGAATAAAGTTGATTGAACGAACTGGCTTAATGTAAATGTCTCCAACAAACCTGTTGCTGTCTATAACTTCTGCCGTGTTAT